ACTTGCGAACAGCCCGCTGGATAACTGTGAGTAGTACTGCCCACTCAAGTTTACTGGTGCCCAAGAAGTGCATCCAGTCGTGTCGGCCTTGTTGCAATAAATTGTCATATCGTAATGCTACCAATCGTTTTAATACTAAGTGGACGTCACACATATTCTGACCACCCATGCTCCAACCATCAAAGTGTGTGTTGGGATACTTCACAGGATCACAATATTCCTTCATGGTTTGGTACCATGTTTCTGCTGATGTGTGGTTGTCGCCTTGTAGCACGTTCAAAAATCTAGCACCGCCGTTTTCCACACCCTTACGATGCTTCATGAAGTACTCGTTGTTGAACTTGGTTGCATCCACTGCTTCTTGAAGCGTGGTAATCTGACATGCTGCTGATGCTTTCTTGTCGTGAATAACCCAAGTTGGGATATCCAAGATCATTCCATAGTCAGCAACATTATCTAACCAGTTTAATATTAGTTCTCGCTTCTTCTGTGCCCGAGGACAACCCGAGTTGGCCTTCCAATCACCTTCCCAAAGACCTTTGGCAATCTGGAATCCTCCCGAATCACCCAGGATGAATGTGCCAGGCTCTCGAGAGCGAACCATGTCTTCGCTCCAGTCTTGTTTTGAGAGATCCAGGTTAGCATGTCCTCCTGAGTAGAGCGACCAGCGATACGGAAATAGAGCCTTATTGGAATTGAGCCAGTTAAGCTGCTCCATATCCGTAAGACCGTTAGGAAATCTTGCCGGATCGACATATTGTTCATTTCTTTGCTTGCCTATAAACGTGGCATAGAATCCACTGATAGCCGGCAGAAAAACTGCATAGTCGTTCTGCTTGGCTGTGAGGTTGTCTTGAACAACAGGTTCAGTCATTACTTGCTCTGTGCAGGAAGGATGTAGTTGTAAACAGCAATACCCGAATCAACAGTAATCTTGGCAGCACCGTCGTCTGAAATGCGTACAGTCTTATCGCCAGTCAAACCCAAGATAGAGATGAACTGGCTGGCGGGCCAGGACCAAGCACGTTTTAATGTGCCACCAACGTCATGTTGGAACACAAAGTTGCCAGCGTGAGTAGAGTGATCACCAAAGAAAAACTTTAGATGGCCGTCTTCAGTCTTGGCCTGGAAGTTGGGTTCTTCTGCGTTGGCCTGTGCCTGCATTTTGAGTCGCATGATAGATGCCACAGCAGGTTCAAATTCAATGTGCCAGTTGACTCCGGCAAACTTGGGAGTCTTGAGCTTGTCGCTGACAATTTCAGCAGCCATGAATCGATAGTTGTTCTTGAAATCGCCTGTGGCATTTTCAAAGTTAACACCATCGGGTTCACCAGTGGTTCGCTTGGTCAAGCTTAACTTGGCATTTTCTCTGTACTCTTGCAAGTTCAAAAGAATTTTCAACTTGCTCAAGTTTGGCATTCCAAATGTGCCCACAAACTCCGGTACTGGATTTTTGAACTCTCCAAACACCACCACACTCAAATCTTCAGCAATGCCGACGATGGAAGTCTTTTCAGTGTCTCCTGTGATTTTGATCAAATCAATGAACCCAAGATCATGGGTGTGTTCTACTAAGTCTAAAAGGTAATCTCTCATGTTTACTCCTATGTGTAATTGTATATGGTCTATTTAGATTTTGCAACAGAAAAAGAATATTTTTTGTTGTTGTTTACTCAAATGAAAACAGCGTTGTGAATGTGTTTTCTGTATTGGTAGCTGCGGCCAGGTCCCAGTCCAACACGCCCAACAAGTTGTCAATCTTGCCGTCTACCACAGTGGCTTCCATCTCGCCGTCATCAAATGGCAGTTCAGTAAACCATGTGGGCAGGCGCTGTTCGTCTGTGGGATAACCAATTGAAGTCCAGCCCAAGGGATTGGATTTCAGCTTGCACACAATGGTTTTCATGCCGTCTACGATCGCCATGGAGTAGTTGTCACTGTTCATTCGTCGCAAGTTGTTCCAGTTCAGTGCTGCTCGCACGTGGCCTGGCATGTTGGCTTTGCCCAATCTTGCTTCTTCTGCACCGTACTTGGTCAAGTTGTTCACACGCTTAGGCGAACCTTTCTCCCAGCCCGGACGCTCCTTGAATTCATACTTGAACTCGCGTATGCGTTCCACAATTTCATCCTTCTCTGCACCGGCCAGCAGTTTATTTAGAATTTCCAACAAGAACTCTTGAATAACCTTAGGTGTATCTGATCGCTTCAGATCCAGGCCAGTGGCCTTGGTCTTGCCAATCTTACCCTCCACATCCAGTCGCTTGCCTTCAATGTCAATGGCGTTCACAGCATAACGCTTCTTGGTAATAAACAAGCCACGATCTGCTACTGTTTCACGACCGCATTTGATCAAGGCTCCCATGTCTCTCGGACAGTGAAATGCCTGTTCCATAAACCCAGGGAAACTGTTGTTGACTTGGTCAGCAAGGCTGTCGTACAGTGCGATACACGTTTCTTTAGACCACTCCATCCTGCCTGCAGCAACTTCGGCTTTAAGAACCGGCCAGGCGCTAAAGTAGCACGAGTCAGTATCTCCGTATATGACAGCTTTTCCAATATGATTGTATTCGCCGGTGATGAGCTCATTGAGATAAGCATCCATGTGTTTTGCAATGGTCCGACCAGTAAGGGTCGTTGACTGTCCAATACGCTTGTCAAAGAATCTACAGCCCGGGTTAAGAATAGCGCCGTACAAACTGTTGAGGTTAATCTTTTTAACCAACTGGCGTTTGTCCCAGAAAGCAATTTCTTTAGCATCTTTGGCTTCCTTTTTCTTGGCTTGTAGTTCTTTGCGTTCACTATACCAACGTTCCAATAGGCCGGGAATTATACCCTTTTTCTCAAATGTAAGAATGGTTCCGTTGGCAGTCAAGATCCATGGTTGATTTGAATCAAAGATAATGCTCCAAACCTCTGCGGCACTGTGTATGCTTTCTTCGCCGTTTTCCCACTCAATGGTAATTTCAGTGCCACGTTGTTGTTCCATCACGGCTGTGTATTCCAGCGTGGCAAACAAGCCTTCCCATGCAGCCGCAAAACTATCGCCTTTGGCCATGCGTTCTCGAATCAGCCGGTCGGTCATTGTAAGACGCAGTTGTCCCACAATAGTTTCCGGGCCCATGTTCATAGCACGAATTGCCGACGGATACAAGCTGTTGATGTCAACTGATCCAATCCATTCATGCACACCTTTCTTAGGGTAGGCAACATAAGCACCTGCGGCTTGTGTATCTTCGTCTGTGAGCCGTTGCCGGCGATTGGGCACAACCATACCACGTTCATGGGCTTCATTGATAATAGCCTGTTCAGTCACTGCCACAGCACCCATTGTGGTTTGTAGCAACACTGTGTTGGCATGTGCCAGTTCGTTGGCTAGGTCCAAGAACCGCAGTTTCTTGTCCATTTGTGCAATACCGTTAACGTCTTGACGGTTGTATGTGATAAACGTCCGGAAATTTTGATTGTACAGCTGATCCAGTGTGCCTTCAAACTTGGTCTTGCCTTCCAAGCCTTCGTACTCGAGAATAGCATCTAGACTGTAGCTGTGGCGTTCTTCATAGGTGTATTTGCGGTACAGTTGCATATAGTCCATATGCACACGCCCCACCAAGTCATAGGTTTCTTGTTCGGCACCAAAGCGTTCAAACATGCGCTTTTTGGGCAGTTGTCCCCACAAGCAAAAACGTCTAGTGTCATCTTTGCTCAGCACACGAGTGCATCTGTTTACGGTGTAAGGAATATCATAGCCTTCTGAGTTCCACCCGCTTACTACATCTGCATCTTCGATTAGATCAAGAAATGTTTTGATCATTTCACCTTCGTCTGTGAAGATCAAGGTGTTCTCGAATTCTGCCGCGATCTCCAGGGCAGTTTCCATGCTCATGTGTTTGGGAGGGATCGCAAGTGTAATGAGTTGGTCGAGCCAGTCAAGATACACAGATATCGCTGTGATGGGATTGAAAGGATCTTCAACGGGTGAAAAACCACGCTCATGGTCAAACGCAACTTCAATGTCAAAGAACGCAGTGTGAAGCGTCGGGGCGTCGATGTCTTTGTAGTTTTCTTCCAGACACCTAAATATAGGGTTGATGTCGCTTTCGTAAAGTTGCTTACCGCCATGAATGCGTACTTCCTTGCGGAACTCTTTGTTATTTCTTGTGCTGAAACGGGAAACAGAATTTCCGTATATGGAACGGAATTTACCTCTAGGATCATCATAATAAAAGATGTAGTTTGCAGGATACTCGCGATATTCGCGCACGCCATTGCGGCGTTCTACAACATGAATGCGATCGTGCTCACGATCAAATAGTGCGTCAATATAACTCATTGTTCTCCGTTTGTGGCCGGTAAGCCGTGGTACATGCTGCTTACGGCAGCGACTCGTCTACTGAGTAGATATTTATAGTGTCTTACCAACAGTTTCAAGAATAGTTTCCAGCAACTCGTGGTCTTGCTTTTCCTTGCCAAATTCAGCTTTGTGCGCCAGTTTGATGGCCTTCTTCAAAATAGCAGGCTTGACTTCCAACTCTTCAGCCACTGCCTTGATGGTGTCATTGAGTCCACCTTGCAGGGTATCAATTTCGTGCATGACTTGCATGCCTTCGTTGATGATTTGAGTAAGTTTGATTTTGGCTTCGCCGTTGAATGAACGATCTGACATTTAGTGCTCCTAAAAACACAAGTATACAGTTGCAGTTTCAAGAAGTCAAATAAAATGGCTCACTTTGACGATCGGGGTAGCGAATCCTTTTCGTCCCGCAGCAGCCGCGGTCACGGTCCTAAGGCTCGTGTTAGAGAAATGTGCGAGCAAAGCGTTCGCACAGTTGTTGTATTTTGGGATTGGCAGTGATTTCAATATTGAAATCACGTTGTGGTTCAGGTTGTGTGGGATCTTCGAATCCAGCATACACTCGGTGAATGTTGTATTCGTCTATTAGGTCTGTGCAACTTTGTGCATATCTTCCAATCATGTGATCAGCACTGCATGGTGAGCATGTGGTCACAACAATAGTGCCCCTTGGAACCTCTCCGTATTTTTCCAAATAGTTATCCAAGGCAGCACGCTCGGCATGCACTCGATCGCTGGTGCGAACATCGTAGTAATTCACACCTTTGCAAATTTGATTCATTGGATCTAAGACCGCAGCAGCTACCATGCCCCAGCGGTGTGGATCGGATCGTTGTCCGGCAATAACCAATTGACAAAGATCGACCAAGATCCCATCAAGTTTATCACGGTTGTGAATCTCGTAGTCCGATCTAGATTCACTGATCAAGTCCAGGAGATTCATTGGGGATCAACGTTCTTCTATGTAGTCAGCAGATGGATCGTTACGATCCCGATGTGCCTTGTACAATTTGATTGCCATGTCAGCGTCGTCGATGTTATGGAAACGACTGGGCAAGCTACGGCCTTGGTGACGGATTTCAAAACCATCGGTTTCGTTGCCGTGTATTTCAAACAGCTTGCCTGGCCAGCACTCTACTGTTTTGATCGGAGCCTGTGGCTGAGCAGCCATGTCATCTATTTTGTCTTCTATGCCATGCACAGTTGTGGGATCTGTGAGTTCGTAATCGTTTTCGTCGATTTCTTCGTCATCAGCTGTGGATTGTTTTCCGGCCCGGGCAGGGTTTGCATCTTCAATGTCATCCACTGCCTTGTCCTTGAGATCACTGTTGGCATGTACCTTTTTTTCCAGTTTGTCCAAGTATGTGGTAAGATCACGCTTGACCTTGCTCAGCATGTCTTCTTCAATTTCGGTCATGGCTTCTTCAAGAGCTGACTTTGTGGACTCCACACTGTCGCCTACCAGTTCTTTGCTCATGGGATGAGTTGGGTCTTTTTTAGCGCCCAAGGCCTTGATGCTGTTTGGTTTGAACAAGGCAGGCAATTGATGTACAGATTGTTGTTGCTTATTCAATCCGTGCTTGACCGTCACTGGAGTAATTTTATTTTCCAGTGTGGTCAGTTTTTCAAGAATGCTTCTAATGTCGTCGCTCATGCTCTCTGGTCTTTCAAGAAACTCTTCAGTTGCCATCCCCACTTGCCGTGTGCATCAATGCGTTCGGCTAGGAAATTGGCAATACCTTGTTGATTCTCTGCTTCAGCGTCAGCAAAGCAGTTGTTCAATAGTTCTATCATGCGACTGTTGTCGGCTAGCAATTCTTCAATCATGAGACGTGCTCTGGGCACTTTGGTTTGTCCAGGCAGCTGACTCAGTTCCATAAAACGTTCAAAGCTGCCAGGTGTGTAATCATCTAGTGTGCGAATGTACTCTGCGGTTTTGTCAATTGAGTTGTCGTAGACTTCATCATAAATCATACCAAAGAAGCCATGTAGTTCAGCAAAGTCTGGTCCTTCCACATTCCAATGAAAGAACTGTGCCTTGATTACAAAAGCATATTCAGTTGCTAATAGAGTTTTCAAACTGTCTGCGAGCATTTTTCTTGTACCTTTTAATTTCTGGAGGCGTGTTTGGTGTAGCGTCCGTGCTATATTTACCTGACAGCATGTTGCCCCCGGCTCTTGTTTGCATGCCCAGTGGCTGACTCACCACTGCCACACTGCCTGATCCAGTTGCACCTGCTGATGCAGACTCTGCTATCTCACGCCATCTCATTTGCTGTCCTTGTGTTCAATGTCTCGCAGTTTGCGTGCCAGTGCACCAATGTCCACAGGGCGGCTGCGTTCTTGTTCGCGAGCTTTGGCACCCATACGTTTGACCATGTCTTGATAGCTCTTGCCATAGTCAGCTTCTTTTTCGTCGTTTTCGCCAAAGCCCAAGCCACCTTGTTCTTCAAGACCGTGCTTTTCGTACCACTTCTGCATGAACTCTTCGTCATCGGCATCCCAGTCTGGATTGTATGGTTTCTTGGGCACGCCTTGATAGCGACCTGCTTCTAGATCTCTGTAGTAATCTTCGTCACTGTCGTAGTTATTTGGATCAATTTCGTTGACTGGTTCTTTTCTGGCATCCAACTTGTTGAACGCACGAGCAAAACCGCCCACACTACGGCTGGCTTTTTCTGGACTACGCTTGGTAGGATCTTTTTCGTGCTTTTGGGAATCAGCATGAACTTTGTTTAGATAGTCAATCAATGTTTTGTCGCTGACTTCATCTACTTCAATTTCACGTCCATTCTTTTTCCATGTAACACCCATTCCAGCATCTAAATCTTTAACCAGTTGCTTATTGACATGATCTAAGTCTCTAGCATATTTGCCTGGGTTAGCAAAACCAGATCTACCTCCGGTACTTAGATGTTCATCATCGCCTGCACCATACCTATCAGTTGCTTTGTGTACTAAGCCAGTTGGTGTACGAGTTACTTCGCCTTCTGCTAAATTCGCCTGATCTACATAAGATTTTAATTCATCGTAAATGATTTGTAATTCTGCAGGATCAACTTCGGCAATAATACTGTTTAAGTCACCTTCGTACTCATCCCAGTATTGTGCAAAGACGGGACTGTCGTTATAAAAATATTCTATTTCATCATCACCGGCACGGTAGATCTTTTTGTATAGAGATTTGATAGCAGGACCAATATTGCCTGCGCCTTCCGCCACACCTTGTTGTTCAAAAGTAGAAACAGGAGGAATTCTGGATGAAGTTTTACGCTTGGCCATTTCGCGCTTGTATGCTTCTGGATCAGTTTTCTTTAGTTGCGCTAATCGTTGTTTTTCTTTTTCGATTTTAACAAGCATACGCTGTTCAATATCACCGGCATCGTCTTCCGCCACACCTTTTAGTTTTTGTGGTTGAACAACATCACCATAACCTGCAGGTAGATTTAATGAATTCTTACCTAGGTCTGCTTTTGCTACAGT